TATGTGTTTCAATCTGGGTTTAACCAGATTACTCGGTTTCAAAAAATTTCTTGCAGCAATGAAAGCGAAAGATTGGGAAAAAGCTGGCACAGAAATGATGGACAGCAAATGGAGTAAACAGGTTGGAGCGAGAAGTGAAAGACTAAGAACAATGATAGTAGAGGGTTAAATGCCATTAGTTAAATATATTTTCAAACCCGGTATTAATAGAGAAGGAACTAACTACAGCAACGAGAATGGTTGGTACGATGCCGATAAAGTCAGATTCAGGAAAGGCAGACCTGAAAGAATTGGCGGATGGTCAAAAAATAGTGCTAATAGCTTTATAGGAACCTGTAGAAAAATTCTCGTATACAATGATGCTGGCGGTACAAATTATACTGTAGTTGGAACCCATCAAAAACTGTACGTCAAGGAAGGAGACAGTTTTTATGATATTACGCCTATTAGGGCTACCACTACCGATGGTATTACATTCTCGGCTACTGATGGATCATCCACCATTACTGCTACCGATAGCTCTCATGGAGCTAGTGAAGGTGATTTTGTAACAATAAGCGGTGCAGTTAGTTTGGGCGGATTAATTACAGCCGATGTCTTGAATCAGGAGTATCAAATAGCTTCTGTTCCAACGTCAAATACTTATACTATTGCAGCAAAAGATACTTCTGGTGATGAAGTGACAGCAAATAGCAGTGATTCTGGCAATGGCGGTTCAGGTGTTGATGGCGCGTATCAGATTACCTCTGGATTGGATGTTTATGTTAAGTCAACAGGATGGGGAGCAGATACTTGGAGTGCAGGTACATTTGGATCATCATCAGCATTATCCTCCAGTAATCAATTAAGATTATGGTCTATTGATAATTTCGGGGATGATGTTCTTGCTTGCGTGAGAGGCGGTGCCATTTATTATTGGGATGAATCGAGCGGTACATCTGTACGGGGAACTAATCTTACGGCAATAGGCGGAGCGAGTGCTGCTCCCACCATAGCATTACAGATAATGGTATCGGATGTTGATCGTCACGTTATAGCATTTGGTTGTAATACAATCGGAAGTAGTGCCATCGATCCGTTATTGGTAAGATTTTCAGATACAGAGAGTGCCGGAGATTGGACTCCTACGGCAATTAATCAGGCAGGTGGTGTCCAGTTATCGCAAGGATCACAGATTATAGCTGCCCTTAAAACAAGACAGGAAATATTAATATTCACCGATGTTGGATTGGTTTCCATGAGGTTTGTGGGATCACCTTTTGTTTTTTCATTTAATGAGGTTGCCGAAGGCTTTTCCTTAATATCTCCGAATGCATCCATTAATGCGGATAATAAAGTTTATTTCATGGATAGAGGCGGATTTTATGTTTACTCAGGTTCTGTATCCAGATTGCCTTGCGCTGTATTGGATCATATTTTATCTGATTTGAATATGGAACAGGCGCATAAGATATTTGCCGGTGTTAACTCTAATGCCAATGAGATTATATGGTTCTATCCGTCAGGAAGNAGCAGTGAAGTTGATAAATATGTTTTATATAACTTCTTGGAGCAAGTCTGGTCAATAGGAACAACAACCGATAACTTTGTAAGAACCGCTTGGGATGAGGCAAATCTATTGGATTATCCCATTGCAGCCAGTAAGAACAGTAGTTCGGTCAACATCAATTATTTATATGATCACGAGAAGGGTCATGGAGATGATGGTAGTGCATTTACCGCCTATATAGAATCCAGTGATTTTGATTTACAGCCTGATGGGGATCATTTTCTTCACATTTCAAGATTGATACCTGATATAGAATTTAGGGATCAACAAACAACTGATGATACAGTGTCTTTTATCATCAAAGGCAGGAATTATCCTTTATCAAGTTTATCAACTTTACAGACAATAAGTGTTACCCCTGAATCTACATTCAGCAATACAAGAGCCAGAAGCAGACAATGTGCATTAAGAATATCAAATTCTTCGAGTGATTTTGGCTGGCGATTGGGAGACTTGAGATTGGATATTAGACCAGACGGGAAGAGATAGATGCCTAATTCAAGAAATAAGGGAGCAAGTTTTGAAAGAATGATAGCAAATTCATTGTCAGAAGAGCTTGGTCTTGTGGTTAAATTAAAAAGAATACTGGAACAAACCAGAGAAAAACATTTACCAGATTTAATTTTTGGTGATTGGCATTTGGAATGCAAGCGATATGCAAGCGGAAAAGAACCAGCTACTGCATGGTGGGAACAAGTCGTAGAAGCTTCCAAAGATAAAGGTACGCCTACATTAATTTATAAATTTGATAGACAACCAATTAAAGTTAGATTGCCATTACACGCTGTAAATAATTATTTACCAGTTAATAATTTTATTATTTGCGATTTATTTTTTGAGGACTTTATTTACTTAATCAAAGTGCTATATCCAGAACACATTGAAGAATATAACAAGAGGGCAGCTTAAATGGATATTAGAAGTATTTCATTACCATTGCCTTCGGAAGAATATGACGCAAATAATGAAGCGGTTGCACGAAGAAGTATTGAACAGGCAATTGAAGATATCAGTTTTAAAATTAGACGATTGGAAGAAATGAAAACCACAGTTGCCAGTAACTCACTTAAAAGACATTCTTTTCTGCTAATGGGCGCTAAAGATGGCTGATATTTTAAAAGTATTGGGTCAACTAGACCCGTCAGCAACTACTGTAACCACGTTATATACAGTACCTGATATGACACAAACAACCATTAGTTCGCTCGTTATATGTAATCGTACAGGGTCGGCTATTACTTTCAGGGTAAGCGTTCATCCTGCCGGAGCTGGCGCTGATGACAAACAATATATTTTTTATGATGAATCATTGGCGGCAACTACCACACGAACAGTAGTCATAGGAATGACATTGGCACAAACTGATGTAATAAAAGTATATGTAAGCGGAACTAATGTCAGTTTTAATTTATTCGGCTGTGAAACTAAAGAGGTTAGATAATGGCACAATATAAAATACAACAAGGTGATACCTTATCAGAATTAGCACGAAGGTATGGCACTACAGTAGAAGAATTAGTAAAAGCTAATCCACAAATGGGAAGTAGAGCGCCTATAGGTCTTGATCCACAAGGTCGACAAAACCCAGACTTAATCTATTACGACAGAATGATGAATGTACCCGGTGCAGCAACACCAGTTACTGTGACCCCTTCAGCCGATCAAGGCGCTATTGCCGGAGTGCCTACCCACGATATGATAGATGGTATTCCAGTACCATCCGATTGGACTGATCAACAAAAACAAGACTTTATAAGTAATACTGGTAATGTTAGATATAAAGCAATGGGAAAACCTTTGCAGGTAGACAACGCATATTTTAAAGATTTAGGAAAATCAGCATGGGATTGGTTTAAAAGACCAGCACCTGATGAAGGTCAGATACAGGGCGCATCTAATATCGATTATGATCCAAATACAGGAATGCCAGTAGGAGTTGATTTATCTGGACAGCCAACATTAGGTGAATTATCTGAATCAATTACAAGCTTTATATCTAATAATCCACCTCCTACAACTGATCCTTATTCAATTATGGAAGGCGCACCACCTATAAGTGAAACAATTCAAGAATTAGGAGCTGGTATTTTTAATGCACTAGAACCTGTTGCTGCTAATGTTTCAGAGAAAGTTGCTAAAGCAACAGAAAATGCTACAAAAGCAGTTAATAAAGCAGTAGATGAAGCACCAGATGCAATAAAAGGTGGTATTACTAATTTTTTAAATGATGATGTTGGTGCAGTAATTAACGGATTAGATAGAGCCGATCAATATATTAAATCTGGAGAACTTGGTTTAGATGTTACTAAAGCTAGTAAAGGTGCAGAAAAATTAATTACAAAGTATGCAGATATAGTTAAAAAATACGCAAGTGAAGGAGCAGAGAGTCTTGCAAAAAATACTGATTTAATAAGAAAAGATTTTCTTTATACATTATCAGAGTTTGTTCAAGACAATAACCTCGATACAAGAAGTATAGTTGAGACAATTGATGTCGATTGGTTATACGCTGCAACTGGAGTTAGGAATAAAAAGAAAGAACGGGCAGAGAAAATAAGGTTAGCTAAAATAGAACGAGAAAGACAAAGAAGAATGGCAGTATTACAGAATATGCCAGAAGGACAGTATGGTACTTATGCAGGAGGCGGTTTAGTACAACAAGCACAGAATGTAGCAGCACAGGGTCGTTATGGCGATTCCATGTTAATGCACGTTAATCCAGCAGAAGTTGCAGGATTATCACAAGTAATGCCTATAACAACTAATCCAGAAACAGGGCAACCAGAAGCTTTCCTTCCTTTCTTGGTACCATTATTAGGCTCATTGGCTGGTGGTGCGTTAGGCACTGCTGGAATGTTAGGCGGCAGCATAGGTACTATAGGAGGAGCGGCATTAGGTTCTGGTTTAGCTACATTTGCACAAACAGGTGATGCGCAGAAAGGTTTATTAGCTGGATTAACAGGTTATGGTCTGGGTAAATTATTACCGATGATGGGTGGTCCTTTCGCAGCTAAAGGAGCAGCAGGAGCAGCAGGAGCAGCTACAACACCAGTAGTATCAGGAGATACACTTAGTGGATTAATGGGTACTCATGGTGGAAACCAAGCTGCATGGATGGCTGCTAATCCATCTATAACTAATCCAAATTTAATTCAAGCTGGTTCTACTTTAAATATTCCGGGTAGTTCGGCAGGAGCGCAACCATTTTCATGGGGAGCATTAGGTACGGCAGCTAGTAAACCCGGAACATTTGTTCCTATGTTAGCAGGTTCTGCTGGACTTGGAATGATGGAGTCAGAAGAACAATTCGCACAACAGATGGCAGATTTAAAAAGAAAGAATGAAGCAGAATACAATCGAATGATAGCAGAGCATCCTGAATATGTGCCAATGCTTCAACGTAATAGAACATTTGCCGCTCAAGGCGGAAGAATTGGTTATCAAGGCGGTGGAGGTCCCGGTGGAGGCGGNGGNGGCGGAGGTGNAGNCGNNGNTANAAANGACAAAGANTGGAAACCCACTCANGCTNTTGAAGCNCTTCCTATCAGTCCGTTTTATCAGTCTGGATTCCAACCTGANATGTCTTATTTTAAAAATNTNAATCCTAGTTCAGCACAAATAAGANGTGGTTTTGGAGATAGTGATTGGGTAGACGCACAAAATCAGATAGCTGGTGGTGTATCACCGATCACCGACCAACAATTTAGACCATTTGATCCAACCCAAACAGCAGGTTATCAATCTTTTTATAATGCACCTAGATCACCTTATGTAGTTGATCCTTATGCACCTATGGACTATGAAAACCAACCAAGACCACCTGAACCACCTTATTATATTATGGAAGATGAACCTATTTTTGAGCCACCTGCGGTTCCAATAGAAGAGCCTGTAGTTGACCAACCGATAATTGATATTCCTACACCAATAGGTCCTGCAATACCTTCAGAAGAAATTACTATAGGAGACTGGTCTGATCCAACTGGATATGATGAAATGATGGATACTGGCGTACCTATGGATCAATATGGAGATGTTATTGAGCCTACTGCACCCTCTTTTTGGAATAACCAAGCATCGGGAACGGCAGGATATACAGCGCCTTCCACTTATACCCCTGATATTTCAGATTTAACTGGAGAAGAGCTAGAAACATTAGGTCTTACTCCTCCAGTATCGCCAGTAGCTCCACCACCAGTATCTCAACCACCTGTAGTTCAACCACCTATAGCACCACCAGTGACACAACCACCAGTAGGGTTAACTCCAGAAGAAATAGAAACAGGAGCTTATGATCCTACAGAAGTTCCGCCACCTATGATTCCATCACCAGTAACTCAACCAACAGTAGCTCAACCACCGGTAGCTCTGCCACAAGAAATTCCAGAAACTTTAGGAGGCATGGGTCTTACATTGCCTCCACCATCCGCTATTCCTGATATACCTTCTACTATTCCAATAGACCCTAGTACGTTGGAGCCACCTATAATGCAGCCACCACCTATACGCGAAGATAAGGGAACGATGCCACCAGTGATGAAACCACCTATAGCGCCACCTATAGCGCCACAACCACTGCCACCTGTAATAGAACCACCGCAGCCACCAGTTCAACATATAGCGCCACAACCACCAGTGATGCAACCACCGCAGCTACCGATGCCGCCACCGCCACCGGATATAGCACCACCTGTAGTTCAACAACCTATAGCGCCACCTATAGCGCCACCTATAGCACCGATACCACCAGTAGTTCAACCACCAAAACTAACCGGTGGAAAAAAGAAG